TTCGGAGAGGGGCTTCTCACCCCGGGGATCTATATACCCTCGTTAGAGGGACATATAGAAAGCGGTTTCCCACCGCTTCCAGTTGGCCCTAACAGGCTGTAAAAGCCTGCGGGTCGTTTCGCACGGCATATGACTGGCATATTGCCAATTAGGTGCTATGCGGCGCTTGCGCCTGTATCTAACACGGTCTTGCCTTACCGTGATAGTCATGGCGTTAAGCCCTCCGTGCAAAAAGGCAATATAGAGCCCGTCAGAATTGAAGAGTCTCCTCTTCTCTCCATACGGAATCTCTATACTTTCACTGTCACCAACCTTGAGTCTCTTGGGAATAGCCTCCCACGCGTAATACGCGTAGGAACCGTTCTTATCAACTTTTGGTTGGATAAACGACAGGGGTACCTTAAGACCGGCTGTATCGGACTCCCAGCGAGGAACGAGCAAGACTAGTCCTTTGATTATTTGTCGTAAGAAACGACAGGTCCTAGGACAGCTTACGCCCGTCACTGCTGAAAACTCGATCAGCTGATTTATGCACGACGCGACCTCATGCGGTTCGTTACCTCTCAGGTACACACCACGGACGTAGCGTCCATGATAGTAGTCTGAGCCGCACGATTCGCGAAACGGTCCTTCAGTGAAGGACTTGCTCATGTTGACCCTGAAACCTAGAATGTTTAAGAGGCGAATCACGTACCGGGATGCTACATCCAGGCACGCGATATCATCTCCAAAAACTCCAAAGTTACCAGGGCCGTCGGCAGGTTTCTCCATAGGGATACAGAGATACCTGTAAACTGAGCAAACGACACAGCTGAAAAGTGCAGTCTGAAGCGGGAACGTGAAAGCGTTCCCCATCGAACTGAACATATGCAGCTGTATCCCATCACCTGTGAACGGATGGATGGTTTTCGGTGATCTATACTTCGAGAGGCTGTTAAACACCTCTCTAGGTAGGACCAACCGAAGCATTTCAACAGAAATGGAATCAGAAGCTGACTCCAAATCGATTGTTGAGAAGCCCCACCCATCTGAGCCCAGGCGGGCGAGCTCTCTATTGGCAGAGGGTTGCGTTGCAAGATCGATTCCGAACTTGCTTCGCAGCCTCGATTCCAATATGTGTTTAGCCCCAAACTGGAAGTACATATTCAGTACTGGTTCGGTGCATATAACACGTGAGATCTCGGTCGTTTTAGGCACAAAGCTTAAACGATTTCCTTCGCACAGTACACAATCGCCATACCGGGATTGCCTTGACTTTTCAGCAAGGGCCCAAGACGGCGAACTGTTGATACTGCGGCTATACACATTGTATAGCGAACGATCTGTACAGCTAAGGGGAGAATCGAATAACTTCGTATAGAAGTCAGTTCCTCTCGAACCTAAACTTGAGCCGGGCCCCGTTGCGCCATTTCGCGCGCATACGAAAGGATCGAACTCAAGCTGGTAGCCCCCCGGATTGAAGAATTCATAAACGGCGGATTTGAATCCACCGAACAGAATCTCATCCAGAGAGCTATCAAGCTGTAAAGTCCACTCTTGACACAAGCTGTTGCTGTGTAAGAACTTATCGAGAGCACGTTCGTCGGCCTTTACATCTACAGTCCCTGAATATTTCTTCAGGAACGAGTTAGATAGGGCAAGCGCAGCGTACTCTTGGACAGACAGAGTACTTGGATAGATCCCAGTTCCCATAAGGGAATCGAGACCCTGTCCCAAGTAATCCTGTAGATCGCAACGAAGGTTCTGATAAAGAGCATCGGGTTGTAACACCACTAAAGTCTCCCAGATTATAAAGGTTACTCAGCGACCGGCTATCCCAATAAAGGGAGCAGAGTAGATCACTCTGCAGCCGGCTGCGAGGTCTGTACAACGTCGTGAATCGCCGTGTGAACCGAGTCTACAATGGGCTTGCCCATTGCAATACCGACCAACACAGCAACAGCGAATTGTATAAATCTCTTAAGCGACATGGTTGCACCTAAACGAGTTTAGATGACACCATTAGCAGCAGTGTCGCCGATGCCAGCGGACAGTGTTGAAACTGCACCGATGAGCGCCGACAACATCGCGCGAAGATTCGCGGGGTCGTAAGCATCCGAACCGACGGGCACGTCGACGTAAAGTCGAGCGTGCGCGACGGCCGGAGCGTTATTAGCCGCGAAGTTCACACCTTTATGGACCTGGATCGCGTACCGATTACTCGGCAGAGGCGGGTACTTCCCAGTTACCGGATTTGGCGAAGGAAGAGCCTTCATGCTCTTCGGCTTCGTCACTCCGAATAGGAAGGGGTCCGAGACCGAGTGGATTCGAGCACCAGTCTGAGTGCCACCGACAGCGGTGACAACATACTGATTGCTCGCAGGGTCAGGAGACTTATCCGCCACCGTGGTATACGTTGGCGAGGTAAATCCCGTCTGAGCTGCACCCGTAATCGTGGTCGGGATTGCAATGGACATTGTAGTCCTTCCGTAGGTTAATTACGAAGAAAGTTCGACGTCTTGCGATTAGCAGCATACAGTGCAGCCATATTGGCCCACTTTAAGGAATCAAATGCGGGGAACTTCAGCCGTAGAGACGGCCTCAATGTTCTTCCGTCAAGTTTGTACCTTGAGTATGTGCTATGCTCGATGACGAACGCACCAGGCTGACACACGAAGCTTAGGAGCTTTGTGGCTGAGTCAGGGGGAAGGTCCATCAAATTACTGTGAGACTGGATGTCAGTAGGCTGCATAATACTTTGCAGCTTGACAACCTTATCACAGTAGATGAGCCTATCCGTGGCCGCCATACAGCCCTCAAGCACCTCGCCTACATTAACAAAGTAGTCAACGAGGAAGGAGTAGGGGATCACCTCCCAAATAGTCGGAACGAAGTTGCTTAGTCCAAGACCGAAATCTTGAATGGCAGCACCCTTCGCGTCCGAATCAAAGGTTGTTGATCCAGTGTAGATAACTTTGACGCCCAAGCGGCACATCGGCGTATAGTCGACGTACCCGTAGGCGCCATTGCCTCTACGGATTCGTGCACTTGAAGAGGAGTAGAACTCCTCAGCACTTGCGCGGACCCTCTCGGAAGGAGCCCTATATGTGACGACATGAGCAAGTGCTTGACAAGCATCTTGCAAGTCCGCCACAAGAGGTCTCCAACCAAAAACATACTCCAGCCATGTGTTTGAAAGCATATCAGTAATGATCCCTATACGGGAACCACGACCTGCCTTACGGCGTACGTTGGTTACTCTTTTTAACTGGGACCCCCTTTGTTGGGTAGTCTTCAGGTATTTGAAGAAACCGCCGTACAGTGCTTCCAAAGGACGACGAATCATATGGATAGTCTCCCCAAGCTCCTTGACAAACACACCACCTTGGAAGGTGGACTGTGTAGCGTAGAGTTTGGAAAGGAACTTTCCGAGTGCAACGTCGTCAACTTTCTGAACATTGTAGACGGGCTCAATTACAGGGTAGAAAGCCATGTAACGCCCAGTGATCTCGTAGAGATAGATGATTTGATGAAGTTTATCATCAAACACCTCTCTAAGGATCCCATCAGTTGCAGTAATCTTCCAATCCTCCCGGAAGTAGTCCGTACTCGAGTCTAATCGAAGCTGAATCCTTCTATGCCAACCAGGAACGGAAGAGCCGGTCCGCTGTATCACAAAGGAGAGAACTCCTGGATGATAAGTAGACCACTCACCGCTCGGGTTAAGGCCATAAGAAGAATCCTTCTCGTGACTAGTGTACGAGGCATCAAATCCGACAGTTTTGGCAGAATAATACATGCAACAGGCCTCCAATGAACAGAAGTCCACTGATGAGAGAGACCTATCCCACCGAATAGTGGAATAGGCAAATATCTATCAACCGATAGACAGAGGGAGGGGATAGCCCC